TTTTTTACAGCTGCAAACTTTTTGAATTATGGAAATCAACTTTTTGTTGTTGGAGTAAAAAATACAGTAGGTGCAAATGCACAAAACGCCACTTCAAATACAAACTCTCAGTCAACTTTAATTAAAAACGAAGATGATTATGAAACAAACTATTCTAATGGATTGTCTCTTAGAGGAACATGGGCTGCAAAATATCCTGGCCAACTTGGTAACTCACTTAGAGTTTCAACTTGTTCTGGTGCAAATGCATTTGAAGCCACAATTACTGCAAACATCACTCTAACATCAAACAGTACAACAGTTACTTTTGTATCTGGTTCAACTGCTCAAGTGCAGGCTGGAGATATACTTCTTCTTGGTGTAGATAAAGAAGAAAGACAGATTGCTTCAGTCACAAACACAACACAGATTATACTTTCAAGTGCATACGAAGGTAACACTTCTAGTGGATTTGGTTCTGCAGCCACTCATAGAAGTGCAGCTTCACAAAATCCAACTAGACGTTGGGAGTATGCAAGTTTCTTCAAGAAAGCTCCAGGCACAAGTGATTATGCAAACACAAGAGGTGGAAGTAATGACGAGCTTCACATTGTTGTAGAAGATGAAGATGGAGAAATTACAGGTACAGCTGGACAGATACTTGAAACATACGAGGGTCTTTCAGCGGGTGCAGATGCCAAAGGAGATGACGGAAGAACAATTTTCTATAAAGATGTAATCAATCAAAAATCAGAATGGATTTGGTGGTTGCGTCATATAGAAGGAACATCAAACTTTGGTTCAGATGTTGCTGGAACAACTTTTGGAAATCCAGGCTCACTACCAGATAATAGAAGTATGACGCAAGGTCGAGATGGTCAAACACCTTCCAATGCAGCTTACAATAATGGTTTTGATGAGTTCAATGATAAAACCAAAACTGATGTATCTCTGTTACTTGGTGCTGGTGCAAATCAGGCAAGAGCTCTTCACCTTATAAACAATATTGCAGAAGTTCGTAAGGACTGTGTGGTTTGTTTAACACCACCGCAATCAATGGTGGTTGGAAATGATGCAACTGCATCAAAAACTATGGATGCAATCATTGACTTTAGAAACACACTTCCATCAACTTCATTTGCAATTATGGATAGTGCATACAAGTTTCAATATGACCGATATAACGATAAAAATCGTTATGTGCCATTAAATGGAGATACCGCTGGACTTATTGTAAGGTCTGATGTTACCAGAGATGCTTGGTACTCTCCAGCTGGATTTAATCGTGGTCAAATTAAAAATGTTATAAAACTTTCTTACAATCCTGTTAAAGCACAAAGAGATCAACTTTATAAAAATGGTATCAATCCTGTTGTAACATTCCCAGGCCAAGGTACAGTTCTCTTTGGAGATAAAACATTACTAAAACAACCAAGTGCATTTGATAGAATTAATGTAAGAAGATTGTTTATCGTATTAGAGAAAGCAATCGAACTTGCAGCCAACTTTACATTGTTTGAGTTCAATGATGAATTTACTCGTTCACAATTCAAAAATCTTATAGAACCTTTCCTAAGAGATGTGCAAGGTCGAAGAGGAATCACCGACTTTACTGTTGTTTGTG